AAACATAATTGAATCGGCTTGAGTACATGTGAGTGATGAATAGAATAATAATTCGATCCTGGGATGAACGGCTCCGTTCCGCGACTTACTTGCGTCCCACCCAAGAGTGGGATGAACGTCAGGTCTTATTATAGACCTCATACATTATTTAGTCAAGTGTCTTGGTATCAACACGAACATTTATAATTGTGGTCATTCAAGTAATGCAAAGTCTCCTTGAGACCACCACGATGATTCAGTCCAATTGATATTTGTGGATACTCCGCATTACCACCAAACTCTGCATGAAATTGTTTATCTGTAAAATCTTCATCCAAGAAGTATTCATGAAAATCTTCGTGAATACTTTTCAAAAGCATACCAGCTCTTTCACACTCTTGACTACCGTTACTGTAAATTACTGCTTGCACTATGCTCCCCTCCTACTATAAGGTTCTTTCTAATCTTAGAGTTGCTTGATCTGGAAAGTCTCTTGGACGACTATCTCCTGCATTATCGGTTCTAGGTGAACCCTCATTTTTCTTTTCAGTTTTTTGAAATGATATTCTCTTATATCTATTCATCCAAATATCAGGCATCCAATAAGTTATCTTCCAGTCAACAAGAGGATTTAATTCAAGATGCTTCTCAACTGTGTGATTGAAAATACCAATTTGGATATATCCATCGTGAGTTACACATTCCCCATTACCAATATCAACTATGAATAGTTTCTTCAAAGAACTACCTCATCAGGGTTTATATTTTTTACAAATTGTACTGGATCCTTTTCAGACTTATGAACCCAATGATACCGTATACATTCTAATTTAGAATCCCATGTTTGAATACAGACATAATCAATCACGTTGTCTCCAGTCATCAGTTTTTTCATGAGAAAACCAGTCTGCAATATCATCTGCACTACCGAACCCTGATGAATGATTAGATGGATCAGGGTCCCCAATGTCCATCTGATTCAAAAAATCATCAAAGTCACCCTCTTTCATTTCGGGATTTCTTGCTTGTCTACGTGCCTTTCTTAAAATGGAGGATGCACTTTGATTTGACTTTGCTAATTTGTTTGCCCAAATCATGTCATCTAAAGAAACTTCGTCTCCAGACACAATCTTTTCACAGATTGCCTCTAGACGCAATCGATATTGGGTAGAAAGCATATGCTACAGTCCTGCTATTGTATTTATTTTAAAGGATTACCGTGTTTATCTACTAACGCTAACTTTTTAATTTGAGTTAGATTAGATCTTTGACTTTTTTTAATGAGTTTGTAATCTTTAATGATTTTGTCAATCTCTTTTTGAGAGACGTTGACTTTAAACTCTTTCTGTTCGTCAGTTTTAACAAACCCAAGACCACTTTTCTTTGACTCTTCTTCCTCCTCAACGAAATCATTGATCACATCTTGGATTTCATCTCGGATCAAAGAGTTAATCTGTTCCTTAAGATCCTCTTCGTTCATTTTCTTTTACTTTCTTTTTTAGGTTTACTTCCCCATAGTTTAGGATTGGCTGAACCAAATCCAAAATCAATCTTCTGAACGGCACCTTTACCATACTTATCATAGTACATGTCAAACATTCTAGAAACCTTACCACAACGAGTAAGGTCCATATGTTCAACACCATCTACAACATACCAAATCAGTCTAGCGTCTGTTGGAAAAGATTTATCATTTGCTGCTTCAAGAGAGGTTTTTTCAAGAAGAATTTGGCAACTATAATCAGACTGATTAATTACTTTACCGTCTTGATTTTGAATTTCCATTTCCTCTTGTTTTTGTTCGGCTACCTCAACCGTCATGAGCGACCTCCCCATTGGATATCTGGATACGCTTCTTTGACCATATCATAGGTTATCTTATATTTAGATTGCAAAAGTTTATCTTTTGTTAAGCAAATAATCTCTGCCTCTTCAGGGTGCAATCCTTCAAGTAATTGGATCAACATAGTCTCCCTACGAATAGTAGAAAGACTATCGTTACCACCCCTAACAAAGTGATAAAGATTTTTGTGTTCACGTCTAAGTGAAGTATGATCCGTTCCTATGGGAAATTCATTCTTCTTAAATGGAACTTCACCTTCTGGAACAACAGAGACAACTGTGTCATCAAAGTTCCAGATAAAGATTGTCTTTAGAGCATCATTTTCATACTCTTTTAGAATATCAATCTTCTTTGCCTTTGAACGTTGCTTACCAACAAGTTCAAGGATCTCATGAATAAAAGGGTTGGGGGGAAGTTTAACCTTCGTCGTCATCTTCGTGGGACTCATAATCGTTTTCAAATCGTACTGCTAAAATTTCGTCTGGTAATACATTACCATTCTCATCAAACATCTCTGGATGAGTATAAATTGGTTGATTTACCCAGGTGTTTTCTCTTGCTAACCATCCTACCACACCTCCAACAAAAAAGAACATAATTGAAACAAGTGTTCCAATCGTAAGTGTTACTGCTAACATTTTTATACTCCAGAGATTATTTCTTTCTGATGTCCAGATAGAAGTTCAGGTGTAATACAATCTCTCTTCTAAACAGAGCGACCATTTTACCAAACTTTATCTGAAAAGTTTTTGGTTGTTCTGGTTTTGCCCTCCTGTTGCGTAGAAGCAACTCTACCCCACGATTAATATGGGGTTCTGATTTATTTAGAATGCTTGCTTCGTCGTCCAGGTCGTCGGTCATGCCTATACCTCCATGCATCCTCTAGGATGCCATACAAATAAATTTTTATCTTTCTTGCTTGAGGTTTAGGGATGTGTCCATAACCCTCGCGAAGTTGTTTGTGTTCATTGTCAGCACCACCTTTGATATACTCATCAAGTTCAAGTGTGAGATCTTTGAGTTCTGCAGCTGTGGTGCTTTTAATAAACGAATCAATTTCGTGCTTTTTAATTTTAGTATCTTTTAAGTAATCATAGAACTTTAAGTTCAGTCGTCCCTCAAAGGCATTATCAATAGCGTGTTCAACTAAATCAAAGATGTCGCTGAGGTTCTGTTCCATTAGACTAATTTTTGCTCTCTAAGATACTTAACTGTTTCAGTACACCCGCCGATAGATGTATCATCAACAAGGACTTGTGGAAAAGTAGATCCATTTCCAAATTTAGAATAGAACTCTTCTCTTGTATAGTCCCTGTTTAATTTATACACGACGTGTTTCTGTTCTGCTAACTGTAACACCTGAGCAACCTTAGTGCAATAGGGGCAACCGTCCTTTGAATATACTGTGAATGTCATTTTTGAACCTCCTTCCAATCGTTATCGAAAATTTCCAGACCTTTGTCTGTGAGAATGTGATCATACATCTGATCAAATACCTTAGGTGGCATAGTGCAGATCTCAGCACCATTATACCATGAACGTATAGCTCTCTGCACGTTACGGATAGATGCTGAAAGGACCTGAGTCCTAATGCCGTGAATACGATATAACTCAGAGATGGATCTAACAACCTCAAGACCTGCCACTGACTGGTCGTCTAAGCGTCCTACAAAGGGAGAAACGTATGTTGCTCCTGCCTTTGCTGCTAGGACTGCCTGAGCAGCACAGAAGATTAGTGTGACGTTAACCTTGATACCTTCATCAGATAGTGCCTTACAAACCTTCAAACCCTCACGGGTGCAGGGAACTTTAACCGTGCATACATTACCAAACTTTTGAGAAAGTCTTGATCCTTCCATGTACATTTCAACAAAGTTACCAACAACTTCCATGCTGATATCTTTGACTCCGATATCTTTAATCTCTTGATATACATCTTCTGGATTTCTACCGCTCTTCATAATAAGAGTAGGATTGGTTGTTACACCATCTACTAACCCTGTCTCAAAATATTCTTTGATGACCTTAGTATCTGCTGTATCTAGAAAAATTTTCATTAAAAAAGGGCGACTGATACGCCCTTTATATATCATTATTTCTTTTCTTTGTAAAGGTCTTCCAATTTCTCTCTTGTCAAATCAACATACATTAATTCTTCACCTGCCTCAGGTGCTTCAGGGTGACGTGGTTTGGGGGGTTTATTCATCTCTATATTAATAGATTGAATATTACTCCACATCATGGCAAAGGCAGCACCTGCAATTACAGCAAAGCAACTGAAATATACGAACACTAGATAACCATTCATAGTTCAGAACCTTTTTGTAGCGATGTCATTGTATCATGAAGTTCTCCAACATCGCGGAGACCTTCTACTGAGAACCAGGGGGCATTTGCCCAACTAAATCCCTCACCCATTGTACTATCGGGTGCAGTGATGTACCAATGACATGCGGTGTCTGGTACATCTACTGAACACTTAGACCAATCGTCATTCCACTGTGGGACTTGCACCCACATTAGAGCAGCAAACATAAAACTGAATAGTCCTTTAATCATTTGTAAGTCTCCGTTTTATGAGGTGATCTAGTGAGAAATTACCCGCACCATTGAGAACGATACATGCTGCACCTCCCCAGTAAAGAACTAAGAGTTCTAACAAGTAAATGTTAAATCCAGATGTAAATAGGGCATGATAAATTGCGAATG